AATAACGTGGCCAAATAAAGACCTTTGAGAATGAGCCTGTAAGTACATAACAATAGCTGCTGCAACACCGTGATTGTCTCTTGCGGAAGTAATGCAAGTCTTCAAAGAAACTAAAAGCGTGATTTCACGCGCCACTAGGTCCGTATGGTTTACAACCAAAGGGACCAATCGAATAAAACGCCAGTATTGACTGATGAAAGAATAAATTCTCGGCAAAAACGCGAGTAAGGCAGTGTGTCCACAAATAGCATAACCTACGCATAGGGACAACAAATCACTTAACCACCATATACCGGCTGTAGTGCCAGATTGCATCTTCATCTTCAAGGGCTTAGCACCTTTTGAGCGCTTAGACAATTCATAAGACATTGATCGTCGACAGCCCTTTATCTGACGTTTAGCATATTTTCTCCGATGCGCCTCTTTGGCATCAAGCACAGCTTGGCGATTAGCTGCAGAAGTCTCCTCGTCGGGAAAAAACATCTTCTTTACAAAATAATCGCCATAAAACACACTGTTTATGTGATTATAACACTTATCACAAACTGAATCATTAAGTATGTCAAATGCTCTGCGTTTGCCGCAAATTGCGCAATAGGAGATAGTAACCCACTCTGAGTGCAAGTACTCCTCATAGTGGAGATCGTTGGATGCCAGGGGTTTAGTATATCCTGCACGCCATAACGTCGCTGCATGCTGGTAAACATCCTGAACACCATATAAAACTCTCCTCATAGGTTCCGCTGTCGGGCCAAAGAACCAGGAAAGTTTTGATCTTATTTGATTGCCCTCTGGGCAACTGCGTGTCGTGTGGAGGCCGTCCATCGGAGCTCCTCCCTCGCATTTGTAGAGACCGTCCAGCGGATCTTCTCTCTCATTGTTGTGGAGACCGTCCATCGGTACTTCTCCCTCGCATTTGTGACTCTCTGAGTCGGGGGTTGGCCTTTGGCGATCCAACGTTACCCTTTTACTATTTCCGTCTCGTCTAGCCGTTGGTTGTGTATTCATTTTTAGTAAAAGAGATAAAAGGACGTGGTCGTCCCACAAGCTTCCTTCCTAAATTCTTCATTCCACGCAGCCTCCTCAAAAGCTCAACTCGTGTCTTACGATCCGAAGATCAGGGTTTTTGTAGCCCCCAAACGTTGCATTAGTATTGTTGCTTCCAAGTCAACTGAGTGTCCCTCACGCACTTCCACTCTCCGGTAGCCCACATATCTTCATCGGTGCCACCCTCAGACTGTGACTGTGACTCCCCGCCGGAATAACGGGATAAAACGAGTTGCGCTTGACCATTACGTCGTCCCATGCTAGAAGGGCACGTCTCGCACGCCTTACACCATCAAGCTTCCATACGCTTAGCGCTGAATGCCTCCTAAAGGTTCTATTCCTGTGGGCTTGTATCATCAATACATGACCCATTACCAGCTGCGCTGCTTAAGCTGCTGTAGTGTCACCCATTACTGGAATGATAAAACGTGAATCCTAATAAATAGAGCATAATTAGGACGCGCCTAAAGAATAAATTCCATCGGTACACGTCACTTCAGCAAACACATCCTCCTCTCCTAACGTTCAGAGAGTCAATGTTGCAATAATACGAGTTAAAATAA